ATGCCGCCAAGAACGCCAAGGCAAGGATGACGCGGTTCCGGCTCGAATGCTCTATTGCCGCCGCTGATACGAATCAACTAAGCCTGACGATCTGAGAGAGGTATGGGGTATGGCAGCAAAACCCAAACTCACGCCCGAACAATGGGCGGACGTGCGAAAGCATTGGGAGGGTGACTCCCGCGAAGGGTATGCCTGGCTGGTCGAAGAACTGAGCCTGCCAGTATCCGCGCCGGCCGTGCGCAAGGTTGCGATACGGGATGGATGGACGAAGGGCGCATCGAAGGCGGAGACCAAGCCAAAGGCAGCAGCGGAAAAGGCAGCCAAGAAGGCGACCGCAAAGGCCAAGCAGCCCAGTAAGCCAGCCCAGTCAGGCAAGGTTTCCAAGGTTTCTCAGGGAAACCTTGCCAAGGTTTCGGAAACCATCGAATCAGAAACCTTTGACGAGGAAACCATAGAGGGAGAAGAGCCCGAGCGTCGTCCTGTCGGGCGACCCACGTTGTTCCGCGATGACTATGTGGAGCAGGCGTACAAGCTGTGCTTGTTGGGCGCGACCGATGCGGAACTGGCTGACTTCTTCGAGGTGAGCGAGCGAACCATCAACACCTGGAAAGATGACTACCCGGAATTTTTGCAGTCCTTAAAGGCTGGCAAGGCTTCTGCGGATGCCGCTGTGGCCGAGAGCCTGTACAAGCGCGCCCTGGGTTATTCGCACCCCGACGTGCATATCAGCAACTTCCAAGGGGCTATTACCGTCACCGACATCACCAAGCACTACCCGCCGGACACTGGCGCTGCCTTCATCTGGCTGAAGAACCGCCAGCCGCACAAGTGGAAGGACAAGGTAGAGGTTAAGGAGGACATCAACCTCAATATCTTCCCACCCAAGGAAGTGCTTCAGGAACTGTTCGAGTCTTCGCTGAAGCGTTCGACCGAGAAGGCGGCCATGCTGACCAACCGGCGCGAGCGCCTTGGCATCGTGATCGAGGCAGGGCAGGATGCCGACTAAGCCGCTACTGCTGCCAGAAGACCCGCGCTGGCTGGCGTTCTGCAAGGAATACTCCGGCAGTGCCGAGCGATTCGCTCGCGAGGTGCAGGGAATTGACCCGTCAGACCAGCAGGTAGAGCTTTTCACCTGCGTTTCCGCGTCTCGATCCCGCACGTCGGTAGCATCCGGCCACGGCACCGGCAAGACAACCAGTATCGCCAATATCGTGCTGTGGCATCTACTGTGCTACCCGATGTCCGTCACGCTGCTGACGGCGAATGACATGGATCAGTTGAAGGCCACGCTCTGGAAGGAAATCGGCGTCGCCCTGGAGCGCATCCGGCGCGGCCCGCACGGCTGGGTGGCGGATCATGTCGAAATACTGGCGAACGCAACCTGCCGCATTGTCGGCTTTGAACAAGTCTGGTTTGTCGAGAGCAAGACGGCAAACGAGAAGACGGCCAACAAGATGGCTGGCCGGCACGGTGAATGGCTGATGATTATCGGCGACGAGGCTTCTACGCTGCCGGACAATGTGCTGACAACGCTCACCGGCGCTTTGACCGAGCAGCACAACCGGATGCTGCTAACCAGCCAGCCAACCCGCAATGCCGGCTTCTTCTACCGCACTCACAACGATCTTGCCATCCAAAATGGCGGGGAATGGACGCCGTTGGTCTTTGACTCGTTCGACTCGCCTTTCGTGAGCGATGATTCCCTGCTGGAGTTGTGGAATTCCTACGACGACGACGAGCGCAACGTCCGCCTGTTGGGCCGATTCCCCCAGGACTCGTCGAAACACATGATGAGCCTGAAGGTTGCCGAGTCGATGTACCGGCGCGGCCGGATCATAAAGGACGACGAGAATTACGGCTGGTTTGTGCTGGGCGACATCGCGTCCGGCGAGGGTCTGCGCGACAAATCGGCGTGCGTTGTGGCGCGCGTCATTGGCTATGGCGACATCGGCCCGGATGCCCGGCGCGTCGAAGTGGCGGCGATTCCCGTCCTGACCAACAAGATTCGCTCCAACATGTTCGCCAACACCCTGGCCGACAGCGGGGCCGACTTGAGCAACCCGACCAACGTAATCGACTCCGGCGGCCTTGGTATCAACGTCTGCCAAGACCTGGAGGACATGGGTAAGGTTGTGCATCGGGTTAATTGGGGTAATCCGTGCTTCAAGAAGCTGAACAAGGACAGATACCTCAACCTGCGCGCCCAGGCCATGCACCAGGCCGCGCGGGCGGCGAAGGATGGGCGGCTTTCAATCCTCACCCAGGACTACAAGAACGTGATGCTGGGGCAGTCGTCGCGCATCCCGAAGACCTTTACCGAAAAGGGGCGGATTCGCGTTCCACCGAAGGGCTCCACCGAATGGGACGGCCTTGGATCGCCTGACCTTTGGGACGCCGTGTGCTTCGCCTTCCTGGAGAACGCCAGCTACATCGTGAGCGAGAACATCGGCAGCGAGTCCGGTGGGCTGACCGAATCCGTCATGGCGAAAGCCGACAGCCTGTTTGCTGACGTGTGAGGCGGAAAACGGCGCCTGATTGCCAATCGCCGCCGCCTACCATCACATAAAAAGGAGGTTTGCGCATCATGGAAACCAAGATCATCACCTACAACCTGAAAGACCGGGGCCGCCAGTATCGCGGCAAGGAGCGGAATTTCAATATCCGCGCCATCGTCGATGCCATCAACAGCCCGGAATGCCAGGAACGAGTAAAAAACCGCGACATGCACGGCTTCTACGGCCACCTGACGCGGGTTAAGTGCGGAATGATCCCCAATGAGGGATTGATGGACGGCCTGATTCCCAAGGTTGTGCCGGCATTCGTCACAACGTACTTGAAGGCTAACCCGGACGGCACCATCGAGCACAAGGCAGATTTCGCCAACACCGACACCGGACTTGCCGCCTCGAAGCTCTTCCAGAGCCGGATGGGTGGGTTTTCCAGCGCCATTGATGAGCGAAAGCCGGAGTTTTTCGGGTTCGACTACGTTCTGGAGCCGAATTTCACGACCAACCGGGGGTATTCGCTTGACGACGTGAGCGGCATGACGCTGGATGATGTCGAAGCGGCCATTCAGGATGAGCAGATGCGCGGCATGATCGCGCTTCTTGATTCGGTCAGCGGAGAGCGCGAGCGGGCAAACGAGGTTATCGAGCGCCTAAGCGCCGAGAATGAGCACCTGTTGTCCATGCTGGCCGCCAAGGGCATCGGAGCGGCCGCGCTGGATTCCGTCGCTGTGCTACCCGTGGCTGTGTCACTGGACGCCGTTGAGCGCATCAAGCGCGATTCCTCGCTGTTCCGTTCCGCATCGCTCCCGTCGTTCATTGAGCCCCAGGAGGCGCAGCCGGAGAAGCAACCGCTGTACGACCGCCTGCTGGGCAAATTCACCCGGTAACTGCCAATGCTTCAGCCAGTCAAAGCCGCGTTCGGCGAATACATGGGGGGCTTCTACGCCTCCATCGTGCCAACCACCAAAGCACTGGAGGGTTACGTCACGCGCGGCCTGGCGAAGAGCATTGTATGGGCGCCATCAAGGATGATCGACGCTGCCGAGGACATGCTTTCAAGCTGGCAGCGCAACGATACGGACAGCGCCGCCACGAAGCCGGCGAGCAGTCCGGTAATCATCGTGGCAATGGCAAAGGACTACATCCCAACCGGGCGAGACTTCACCCGCCAGGTTGCGGAGTCGGTCATGGTCATGATCCCCGGCGATGAAAAGGAGCGCGTTTTTGGCGTTCGCGCCATTGCCGGCGATATTCGGGCGCAGATCGCCATTTTCGCCCACGACGAACCTACGGCTCGTTCGATTGCCGCCCAGTTCCTACTGTTTCTCGATGTTGCGCCTAACAGGCGATTCACGGCGCGCTACACCTTCGCCGGCGAAGAAATGGATTGGCCTGTTCAGGTTGAGTCGCCGGACTCTCCGGCTATGTCTATCCAAACCGAGGCTAAAAACCTCACAATTCTCGCTATCGACATCACCCTGAAGGCGGAAATCCCGCTGTTCGATGCGCCGGCAGAGGGACAGCCGAACGACGGCAAGGGCACACCAGGCACGGCAGACCCGGCCGGCTACCCGCTGGTGCAGGAAATCAACGCCGAGAGCATGGAGAGCGGAGACAACGGCGGCTCCGTCGTCGTCAGGCCATACGTCGTCAATGGGGAGCGCGACCTATGATCCAGATTCAAGCCACATTCACCGGCTACGGCGGCCGCCCGTGCAGCCTGTTTTCGGCATACGACCCAGACGCTCGCGTCTTGGTCGTCGGCGCCGAGGCGGATTACCGCACCGAGCGCCGGGCCGGCTGCATCGTCCTGACCAACGATCAGGACATACCGCGCGACGAGCTCTTTACCGATTCCGATCTGATGCGCGCCATATCGGCGTTCTACTCCCTGAAGGCCGGCATTGCCGCCGACGGCAAGAGTTCCCGTATCGCGTTCGCTGACCGTGCAGCGCGGGCAAACCCGGATCAGGCCATCGAGAAAGACGGCATAGACGCCGGCGGGCCGAAGTATCGGATTGCCGAGGGCGTTACCTGTGGGCAGATTGCCGCACTGGCGACGTGCCTGCATGCGACCCGATCCGACACAGTAGAGCGCACCGTCAAGATGGCCGAATCGTTCCGCTTCCTGACCCGTGGCGGCGTCATCACAATCTGAAAAGGAGCCCAAGCATGCTTGCTCATTGGTACGCAGGGCTGTGCATCAAGTCGCTCACGAAAGCGGCCGTATTGCCGCTCGATGTCGCTGCTGAGTTCTGGGACACCTGGCACAAGGTCTATCGTGGAAAGTGACCTGGAATGATCGAAAAAGACACCCGAGCAGCCAAGTCCTTCTACCGTGAAGTGCGGAAGTTCGCCGAGAGCACCAAGCCCTGGGACACGACGGCCGTTTTTTACGAGACGAAGCCGGACGAGGCTTTCGACCTGTCGCTGGTATCGCAGCGCGTCTATGGCCGGCGAGACGAGTTCCTTGCTGTCATGGCTGCCGCTGGGCTTGATACCGTGGATCAGCCGCTGCCTCAGAAGCGCATCGTCCTGCCGAACGAAGGCCAGCTTTACGCCATCAAGCGCCGCACCGGGTTTGAATCCATCCCCGGCTACCGGGAAGACTACGCGCCAACCTGGGCAGAGGGGTAAGGTATGGCCGATTCATGGCTTGGTAAGGTAAAGGGCCACGTCGGCGAGGCGAAAGACCGCTTTTCTTCTGACAAGAGACAGCGGGAAGAGGCTGGCGCTGCGCCGAAAGACAAGAACATTATCCTGACCAAGCAGGAGGTTCAGGGCGAGTGGGACGCAAATCGCGTGCTCATGACGACCATAGGAGGCGCCTCTCGCAGAATCACCTCAGACGACCTGGCTACGTTCCGCCACAACATGCGCTTGGCGCAAACGAGGTTCAAGGGCGGAAAGGGCATCACGGCCCGCCAGGTGATCGACATGGCTTCGTCGCAGCCGCTGTCCTATGTGTCGGCGAACCCAAGCGAGGCGTCAAGCGACATCGACAAGGCGCGCAAGGAAATCACGTCCGGCATTCCCGTTTCCGCCCACAACGGCATGATTCGATTCATCACCAACGCCGGCAAGGACTCGGACGTAACGCGGCACCACGTCGTTGTGATGTTCAACGCATTCGATGAAGCCGGGCACAAGCTGGCCGCCACCGAGGCAAAAGACAGGAAATCACCGAAGCAGGTTGCCAACTGGCTGAGAAAGCAGAAGCTGTCATTCGACTGCGACTGCGGCCGACACCGGTATTTCCTGCGCTACGTCGCCACCATCGGCGGTTTCGCTGCTGGCCGGCAGGAATGGGGTTTTCCAAAGATTCGCAACCCTGGGCTGAAGGGCGTTGCCTGTAAGCATGTGCTGCGCGTTATGACTGAAATCGAGTCGTCCAACACCG